TATCTCCACAAAATAACGGTTTTCAAAAATGGCCAGACCACGCAAGCCGATGAACGTGCTTGAGCTGACTGGCGCGTTCAAGAAAAACCCTCAGCGATCAAGGCAAGACGCAGAGCCTGCGGGCGATTTGTCAGCGCCACCGCCGCATATCAATGGGGCAGTCCTGCACGCATGGAATGAGATTGCCCAATACGCGCCGCGTGACGTTCTGACCGACTCTGACCGGTTGAGTATCGAGCTGGCGGCAAATCTACTCGCTCAGTTCCGTACAGATCCAACAGATTTCCCCGCCGCCAAGCTGGTGCGTCTCGAAGCGCTGCTAGGCAAGTTCGGAATGACCCCTGCTGACCGATCAAAGGTCGGCGGCAAGAAAGAGGCGCCCAAGGGCAACCCCTTCGCGGATCTCTAATGGCATCAAAACCTAAATATCCGCTGATGAAGCAGGCGGAGGACTACGCGCGCGCCGTAGTCGCCGGAAAAATCCTGGCTTGCAGGTGGATAAAACTGCTCTGCCAGAAGCATCTGGACGACCTAGAACTGCAGGCTGAAGACAGCTATCCGTACAAATTTGAGCCGGCAAAGGCTGAGAAGGTCGCAAAATTCCTGCAGCTACTGCCACACACAAAGGGCAAATGGGCAGGCAAGCGCGAGCTGATCAAGCTGGAGCCTTGGCAGTTGTTCTCTGTCTGCGTCCCGTTTGGGTGGCTTCGCAAGAAGGACGGCACGCGGCGTTACCGAACCATGCTGGTCTTTGTTCCGCGCAAGAACGGCAAAAGCATCATCGGTGGCGGCCTTGGCGTCTACATGTTTACCGCGGACGGAGAGTTCGGCGCAGAAGTCTATTCGGGCGCCACTACCGAGAAGCAGGCATGGGAGGTATTCCGTCCGGCTAAGCAGATGATCGAGCGGACTCCGGAGCTGCGCGAGCACTTCGGTGTAGAGGTGAACGCATCAAACATGGCGCGCCTGGAAGATGGCAGCCGCTTCGAGCCAGTAATCGGCAAGCCTGGTGACGGATCTTCGCCTTCCTGCGCCATTGTTGACGAATACCACGAGCATCAAGACTCGACCCTGTTTGACACCATGGAAACCGGCATGGGCGCGCGCGAGCAGCCTGTGATGCTGGTTATCACAACTGCCGGCTCAAGTATTGGCGGGCCATGCCATCAGTTAGTTCGTGACTCCGAGAGGATGCTGGAAGGCGTGATCGATCGCCCGGACCTATGGCCGGCGCTGTTCACCATCGATCAGGGCGACGACTGGACAAGTGAGGAGGCGCTGCGCAAGGCGAACCCGAACTTTGGGATTTCCATCAGCGAGGATTTCTTGCTGGCTCGCCAGCGCGACGCCATGCAATCGGCAACCAAGCAAGCGACCTTTCGAACCAAGCACCTGAACGAATGGGTTGGCGCCAAGAACGCCTGGCTGAACATGCTCCGCTGGAAGGAAGCCCCGTCACGCAAGAGTCTGGCTGAGCTGGATGGGCGACCTTGCTTCATAGGGTTAGACCTTGCCAGCAAAATCGACATAGCCGGCAACATTTTGTTGTTCCAGCCAGTCGAGGGCGATCCACTGTGGCACGTCCACGGGCGGTACTACCTGCCCGAGGCGCGCGTCATCGAGGAGCTAGACAGCAACACCGCCCGATACCGCGAGTTCGATGCGCTCGGCTTGCTGACGCTCACTGATGGCGAGGTCATCGAGTTCGAAGTCATCAAAGAGGATCTGCGCGAGTTCGCAGGCCGCTTCGATGTGCAGGCAGTGGCCTATGACCCTTGGCAGGCGACCCAACTAGCTCAGGAAATGGAGTTGGAAGGGCTGCCAATGGTCGAGGTTCGCCAGACCGTGCAGAACATCAGCGAGCCGATGAAGGAAGTGGAGTCTCTGGTTTTGCAGCGGAAGCTTGCCCACGGTGACTGCCCGGTGCTCACGTGGATGGCGTCCAACGTAGTCGCCAAGCTCGACGTGAAAGACAACATCTACCCCAACAAAGAGCGCCCGGAAAACAAGATCGACGGCATGGTCGGCCTGATCATGGCCACTAGCCGCGCTATTGCCCAAGGGCCGCAAACAAACGTAAACGACTTCCTAGACAACTTGGTGATCGCCTAATGGCAACCCTCAACGACCCCGGATTCTGGCAGCGGTTCTGGAGCCGACTCTCCGGACGCGCGCGCCTGGAAGACGGTGAGCGGGCGCTGCCTTTCGATTCACATACAACGCCGTCCGGTTCAACGGTCGGACCTGACTCGTCCCTAAAGCTGTCGGCGGTATGGGCCTGTGTGCGGCTTCGTTCGCAAACGATCTCGTCCTTGCCGCTGCACTTGCGGGCCGAAGATAAGTCGCTCGCAAAGCAGCACCCGCTGTACCGCTTGCTGCATTCCTCCCCGAATGCGGACATGACGGCCAGCGAGTTCTGGGAGTCTCAGCTGGCATCCCTGGATCTTTGGGGTAACTCCTTCGTTCTGATCGAGTGGGATGGCCGCCGTGTCGTCTCTCTGACGCCGCTGAATCCCGAAAAGGTCGCAGTGGTGCGCAGCTCCTCGGGCGAGCTGACCTACGAGTACACCAAGGGCGGCAAGGTAACTGTCTACCGTGAGAACGAGATCCTGCACCTGAAGGGCTTCACGCTCGACGGGATAATGGGTCTTTCGCCCATCCAGTTTGCAGCCGAAACCATGGGCGGGCTGATGGATGCGAACCGGGCCGCAGCCAGGGAGTTCCAGAACGGCCTGAAAGTTGGCGGGTTCCTCAAAACAGGAGCCACCACTCTCCAGAAAGATCAGCGTGACCGACTGCGAGACTCTCTTTCTCAGTTCGGCAGGCCAGAAAACGCCGGTAAATGGATGGTTCTCGAGGCTGGAATGGAGCCCGCAAGTGCCCAGGGCATACGCATGAACCCGGCAGACGCTCAGCTTTTGGAGTCTCGTTACTTCGGAATTGAGGAGATTTGCCGAGCATTCGGGGTGCCTCCTCAGCTAATCGGGCATACCGACAAGGCCTCGAGCTGGGCATCGAGCCTGGAGAATACCAATCTCGGGTTCCTGACCTATTCGCTGCGCCCAACGCTTGTTCGTATCGAGCAGGCCATTACGAAAAAGCTTCTGCTGCCTGAAGAGCGTGACCAGTACCGGCCAAAATTCGCGGTAGAGGGGCTGCTTCGAGCTGACTCTGCCGCGCGGTCGTCCTTCTATTCGCAAATGCTCCAGAACGGCGTCATGAGCCGCAACGATGTGCGCGCGCTGGAAGACCTTCCGCCGGTCGAGGGGGGTGACGCGCTGACCGTACAACTGAACCTGACCACCATCGACAAGATCGGTGCTCCGGAGGAGACCCCATGAACCACAAAACTCTGGACGTATCGTTCGAGATCAAGGCTGTCAGCGATGACGGCCTTTTTTCTGGGTACGGTTCTGTCTTCGGGAACGTCGACAGTGGCGGCGATATCGTCCACCGCGGCGCTTTCGCCAAGTCGATTCAGGAGTGGGAAGGCCGCAAGCGTATGCCGCCCGTGCTCTGGAATCACGATAGGAACGAGCCGATTGGCGTCTATACGGCGATCCGCGAGGACGAAAAAGGCCTTTACGTCGAGGGCCGGCTGCTGGTCAACGAGGTTCAGCGCGCTCGAGAGATTCACGCGCTGATGAAGGCCGGCGCCCTGGGCGGTATGTCCATCGGTTACGGCGTCCGCGGCGCTGATCGGGACAAATCGACCGGCGTCCGAAACCTCAAGGAGCTGCGCCTGTTCGAGGTCAGCATCGTCACCTTTCCGATGAATGAGGCGGCCACCATCGATGCGGTTAAGTCCGCGCTCGAGGATGGTTCTCTGCCCACTCTGCCCGAATTTGAGAAGTTCCTGCGAGAGGCAGGCTTTTCGAAAACCCAAGCCACCGCTATCGCGAGCGGCGGCCTGGCAAAGTTGCTCCGGAGTGAGTCCGGCGACACCGAAGCGAGCAAAACGCTAAGCGATGCGCTGGCGATTCTTACCAAATCTGCATAGGGATTCACTCAAATGTCCGAAGAAAGCCAACTGGTCCAACTGACTACCGAGTTCAAAAAAGCCACCGATGAAGTCAAAAAGCTGGGTGAAGACATCACCGGTAAGATGGCTCACGGTGAAAAGATCACTGCCGACCTGAAAGAGCAGGCCGACAACGCTTTGACCATGATGAACGGCTTCAAGGCGCGCGTCGACGACCTTGAGCAGAAGCTGGCCCGCCGCGGAGAAGAGCGCGAACAGCAGCAGCACAAAACCTTCGGCGAGCAGTTCGTGGAGTCGCAGAACTTCAAGAGCCTGGCCGAATCGAACTCGCAGCGCGGCCGCGCCGACATGCAGTTCAAGGCGACGATCACTCTGGCAACTATCGATGCGGCGGGCTCCGCTGGCGACCTGGTCCAGAACACTCGCCTGCCTGGTATCGTCATGCAGCCAGAGCGCCGCCTGACCGTTCGTGACCTGATCACCCCCGGCCGCATGGACGGCAACGTCCTCGAGTACGTGCAGGAAACCGGCTTTACCAACAACGCTGGCATGGTCGCTGAAACTGGGCTGAAGCCTCAGTCGGACATTCAGTTCGAGCTGAAGAACACCAGCGCAAAAGTGATCGCTCATTGGGTCAAGGCTTCCCGCCAGATCATGTCCGACGCACCGATGCTCGCCAGCTACATCGACGGCAAGCTGCGCTACGGCCTGGCCTACAAGGAAGAGCAGCAGCTGCTCAACGGTGACGGTACTGGGCAAAACCTGCTCGGCATCATCCCGCAGGCGACCGCGTACAGCGCTCCGCTGACCGTGACCGGTGCAACCACCCTGGACACGCTGCGCCTTGCAATGCTGCAGGCCGTGCTTGCTGAGTTCCCGGCAACCGGCCACGTGCTAAACCCGATTGACTGGACTGGTATCGAACTGACCAAGGATGCCGAGGGCCGCTACATCATCGGCCAGCCTCAGGGTGTCGCATCGCCGACCATGTGGGGTCTTCCGGTCGTTGCGACCCAGGCAATCGCCTCCGGCAAGTTCCTGACCGGCGCGTTCAAGCTAGGGGCTCAGCTGTTCGACCGCTGGCAGTCCCGCGTCGAGGTGGCCACCGAGAACGAAGACGATTTCGTCAAGAACTTGGTGACCATCCTGGCGGAAGAGCGTCTGGCTCTGGCGGTTTACCGCCCCGAGGCCTTCATCTACGGCGACATCGCTCCGGCCGTGACTCCGTAACGCAATTAGGGGCCGGCTTCGGCCGGCCCCTCCTGGAGGTAAAAGATGGCAAGCAAGGTCACCTATGACGTGAAGCGTGAGCACTTCGGCGACAAGCAGTATGTGACTGGCGACACGCGAGAGCTTGACCCCAATGAGGCGAAACGTCTCGTCGAATTAGGCGTTTTGGCAGAGCAGAAGCCCGCCAAGTCGCCAGAAACCAAGGCCGCTAAGGCCCCCTCGAACAAGGCCATTAAGGCCGCACCCGAGAACAAGTAAATGCTGATTACCGTCACCCCTGCAACGGTCGAGCCGGTCACGCTGGAAGAGGCCAAAGCCCATTTACGCGTCGATCACGATGCGGATGACGGTCTGATCAGCTCGCTTATCACCGCCGCGCGCGAAGCCGTGGAGCGTTTTACTGGCCGCGCGCTCGCCGCTGCGACTTACCGGTGGGCCTCTGAGGATTGCGGTCCGTACCTGCTGCCGATCTGGCCGGCAACGGTAACACTTGTCTCATCGGTTATTAACGGTTCGCGCGTAGACGCGGATTCCTTTGAATTCGACGCCGACAGATCAATTGTCTCTGGCGACTTCGGAGCAGCTGTGCGAGTCGAGTTCACTACTGAGCCCGGCCATGTGCCGGAATCGCTCAAAGCCGCGATAAAGCTCCGAGTTGAAGCCATGTATGACGCATCTCCAGACGAAAAGGCGACGCTAACCACAGCGGCCGACCTAGTGGCGCAGCATTTCCGGATGAACATGGGCGTATGAAGACACTCTCCTATCGACTTCGCCACCGGATCACCTTTGAGCGGCCCGGACTGACGCAAGATCCGGTCAGCGGAGAGATGATTCCTGGATGGCAAGTGTTCGCAGAGAACGTGCCGGCCTCAATCGAGCCGCTTTCCGCCCGTGACTTCATCGCCGCGCAGGCCAATCAATCGGAAATCACGGCGCGAATCGTCATTCGCTACCGGCCGGGTATCCTGCCGACGATGCGAATTCTGCACCGCGGCAAGGTTTACGCGATCCAGGGCGCGCTGCCAGACGCAGATTCTGGCCTTGAATACATCACTTTGCCGGTTTCGGAGGGCGTATCTGATGGAAGCTAGAAAACTCGTTGTCCGCCGTGACAAGCGTGGACAGCTCTGCCTGCATGATTTCGAGACCGGCCAGATGATTTCGGCGCAGGCCTCTCTCCAGATTGAGCAGCAGCCGAACGAGCCAACGATGATCACGGTTCGGTTCTTCGCTGACCCGAGAATGCGAGGATCAGTTCGCGTTGAGGCTGAAAAGGAAGGCCAAAGCGAGATCGTCGACATCTTTGTCAGCGACATCATGGCGAACGGCAATGGCTGATTCCGTCGAGTTCAGCATAACGGGCCTCGATTCGCTGCTCGGCAAGCTGGATTCGGTGACGGATGACGTCAAGCGCAAGGGTGGGCGGTTCGCCCTACGAAAAGCCGCACAAATCATCGTCGACAAGGCCAAGCAAAACGCAGAGCGCATCGACGACGCTGAAACTGGCCGAACGATCGCAGACAACATCGCAATGCGCTGGAACGGGCGGCTATTCAAGCGAACTGGCGACCTTGGGTTCCGTGTCGGCGTGCTGACGGGCTCAATTCGCAACATGGAGCCTGGCAACCCAGACACCGGGCCGGGCGGCGCGACTCCGCACGCCATGCTGGTCGAGCTGGGCACTGAGAAGGCCCGCGCTCAGCCGTACCTTCGGCCTGCAGCCGAGAACAGCATCAACGAAGTTGTCGATGAGTTCGTGCGTCAGTACGAGAAGGCAGTCGATCGCGCTATCAAGCGAGCCAAGAAAAAGGCCGCAAAGGGTGGATAAATGTTCCCGCCAATCTTTCAAGTCGCAGCGGCAGATCCTGGCGTAACGGCTCTGCTCGGTACCGATCCGGTTCGCCTCTGGCCGTTCGGCGAAGCGCCAGAAGGTACGCCGCTCCCGTATGCGGTCTGGCAGGTCGCTAGCGGCTCGCCAGAGAACTACATCAACCAACGTCCAGACATGGACAACTTCACGCTACAGATCGACGTATACGCAGCCACAGGCGCGTCGGCGCGTGCTGTAGGAGAAGCGTTGCGCGATTCCATCGAACTCCGCGCCCATATCACCCGCTGGGGTGGCGAATCCAAGGACGAAGAGACTGGCCGCTACCGGCTCAGCTTCGACGTGGACTGGAAGACGCCACGCTAAACCAGTTAAACCCCAACAACCCGCCTCCGAGCGGGTTTTTTATTGCCCAAAAACCCGAACTGAGGAAACAAAATGGCCATTCTTACCCAGGGCTCTCAGGTTTACATGCTCGCCCCGACCGAGGCCGACCCGGCTGTATTCGAGGTCGTCGCGATCGCCTGCGCTACCGCTTTCAACCCTGGCGGCTCGCCGGCTGACCAGATCGAGACCACCTGTCTCGAGGAAAACGACCGCTCCTACATGCCCGGTCTGCGCACGCCTGGCCAGGCGTCGCTCACCGTCAACTTCGACCCGAGCGAGCCTAGCCACGTCCGCATGTTCGAGCTGAGCCAGCAAAACCCATCTCCCACTATCAAGTGGGCGCTTGGATGGTCGGATGGCACTGATGCTCCGACTGTTGCAGTTGGCGGAACCGATTTCACTCTGCCGGCCACGCGCACCTGGTTTACGTTCGAAGGCTACCTCTCGGACGTCCCCTTTGACCTGGCCGCGAATACTGTCGTGACCTCTGCCGTCACTATTCAGCGTTCCGGTGGTGCCGCGCTTGTGCCGAAGGTGTAACCCATGCAGCTGAGCATTGATTCACTTAAGAAGATGGGCGCCTTCACCGGCGCCCCGGTCGAGCGCTCCGTCAAGTGGAAGCAGGGCGATCAGGAGTTGGAAGCCACCGTCTACGTGCGGCCTCTGTCTTACAAATCGGCGGTGTCCGACCTGATCGCGGCCGGCCAGAAGGGTGACGCTGTTGCCGGGCGCATTGCGTCCTGCATCTGCGATGCCGAGGGCAAGCCGGTGTTTACGCCGGGCGATATCACCGGGGACGCAGATCCCGAGCGCGGTCCGCTGGACGGCAACCTAGCCGTGGCGCTGCTGGCCGTCATCGCCGAGGTAACCAACATGGGAAAGATGCAGAGCTGACCGAGGAGGACGAGGTGTGGCACGAACTGGTCCTGTGCGGGATCGGTGGCCGCACCATCGTCGAGGCGCAAGAGCGGCTCAGCTATTCGGAGTTCCTGCGCTGGGCGAAGTATCGGGCCAAGCGCGGGTCGCTCAACATCGGCATGAGAGTGGAGCGCGGATCGGCTCAGCTCTCTGCTCTATACGCCAATGCGCACCGCAAGCAAGGTGCCGAGGCGTACCGGATCTCCGACTTTGCGCCGCACCACGATCAGCCTGTGCTCACGCTGGACGAGATGAAGAGCTGGGTTTAATGCTACATTCGGCCTCTACCAGCGGACGGAGAATGCACCATGAAAATCATCGGGGGTTCTTTTGGGATAAAGGGCAGCGCATTCGTTGCAGGCTCAAAGTTGATTATTGAGTCATCTCAGAAGGCTTCTTACGGCTCAGACCAGATTGCCGATGTGATTGGTCGGTCGGAGAGCGCGCGCGGGTTTGGCTTCATTGGCGCCATTATCGGCAGTGCCATGCTCGGCGTGTTAGGCGCCATGCTGGCTGGCCCTTTGGGCTTAGTCATTGGCATCTTCATTGCGATAGCTGGGTCGTTCTACTCGTCTAAGCGGCTTATTGCTGAGGTAAGAATGAAGGACGGCAAGGCGCTGACGGTCGAATGCACAGGGCGAGCAATGGACAAGCTAGTAAAGCTGTCTTCAACCTAGACGCCAGAAAAAATCGAGACCCGCTTCGGCGGGTTTTTTCATGCCCGGAGAAAAGTTATGGCCAGCAAATCACTGGGCACCCTCACGATCGACTTGGTAGCAAAAGTCAGCGGCTTCGTTCAAGGAATGGACAAGGCCGAGCGTAGTTCGGCCAAGTGGAAGCGTGAAGTCCAGAAAAATATGGACGCTGCGGGCAAGGCCGTCGGCGCTGCGTCGGCCGTCGCAGTCGGCGCGATGGCGGTATGGATCAAGAGCAGCATTAACACTGCTGCCGAGATTCAGAATCTCGCGAAGGTCGCCAATACCTCAACGACTGAGTTTCAGAAATTCGCGGCCGGCGCTCGCACCGTCGGCATTGAGAACGACAAGCTCGCTGACATCCTCAAGGATGTAAACGACAAGGTGGGTGACTTCCTTGTTACTGGCGGCGGCGAACTGAAGGAGTTCTTCGAGTCAGTTGCGCCGAAGGTTGGCGTGACCGCCGAGCAGTTCCGCAATCTGTCCGGCCCGCAGGCGCTGGGCCTGTACGTCGACACGCTGGAAAAGGCCGGCGCCAACCAGCAGGAGATGACCTTCTTCCTGGAGGCGATCGCAAACGACGCCACATTACTGGCTCCTCTGCTGCGTAACGGCGGCAAGGAGATGCGTGGCCTGGCCGATGAGGCGCAGAACCTTGGGCTGATTCTGTCCGAGGAAACGATTGCCGGCGCGAAGCAATTCAATGATGACTTGGATTTGCTTGGTCGAGTTGCTGGCGGCGTTGGGCAGCAGATAGCCGCCGAACTGCTGCCTGACCTGCTGAACCTTACGAATGAACTGCGGAAGCCGGAAACAGCCAAGGCTGCGGCTGATATGGCGAAAGCTGTCGTCGGCTCGTTCACTACCATCATCGATGGCGCCAGGAACACCGTTCAGTTCATTCAATGGGCCGCAGAATCTGCCGCTGCGTTCATGAACGGTATCGCTGCAGACGATCTTGTTCGTCTGAATGACGAGATTGAGCGACTGGAGCAGATGAAGGCGTCGGGCGCGCTGGATCGCCTCGTGTTCTTCGGTCGCGACGGGATGGTCTCGTATTACAACGACGAAGAGCTAGATGCCGAGCTGGCGAAGCTGCGGGCGGCAGCCGAAGCGGCGATGCAGGGCGGAAAGCCGATAGCGCTTCCTGTCGAGCCGAAGCTGACCTCTGGCCCATCTGCAGGCGGTCCGGGCCTAAATCTTGGAGGCGGCCAATCAGAAGAGGCCGCCAAGGCAGCGGAAAAAGCCGCATCAGCGATCACCAAGCAGGTTGAAGCCCTTCAAAAGCAAGCCGATACCCTTGGCATGAGTGCCGAGGCGCTGGCCATCTATAACCTGGAGCAAGCAAAGGCCAGCGACGGGCAAATTCTCCAAGCGCGCGTTGCGCTGGAGGCAATCTCCGCTTACGAAAAGCAGGCGGAGCAGCAGCAGGCATATAAGGATCTTGTCGCAGAGCTGCGCACCGAAGAAGAGCAGCTGACCGACCAGATGCGCGAGCGCCTGGCTGTGCTTGATGCGATGCAGGGCATCGAGCCTGATGAGCGAATGAAGGTTGCCGGCAGGATCGCCGGAGCCGCAACAACTGACGCGCCAGAGTTTGGCGGCCTTGACGCTTCGGTTGGTGGTGCATTCGGCGAGCTGCTGAAGATCGACGAGGCTGAGGAAAAGCTGCAAGAGTGGTACGACACGCAGCTTGAAATGCTAGAGCAGTTCCGCCAGGACCGCGCCGACCTCTCCGCAGTGTGGGATGAGGAAGAGCTAGCACTGAAGCAGCAGCACGAAGACGAGCTTGCACGAATCGAGCAGGCCCGCCAGATGGCGCAGCTGGCATCGGCAGAAAGCATCTTCGGTGACCTTGCAGGACTGACAAAGACCTTTGCTGGCGAGCAGTCCGGGCTCTACAAGGCAATGTTTGCGGTTCAGAAGGCCGCGGCAATTGCTCAGTCAATGGTTGCCATTCAGACCGGCATAGCAATGGCTGCGGCAAACCCGTTCCCTGCAAACCTTGCAGCTATGGCCTCAGTCGCAGCCGCCACGGCCAGCATCGTTAGCAACATCGGCGCCATCGGCATGGCCCACGAAGGCATCGACGCCATTCCTGAAACCGGCACTTGGCTGCTGGAAAAGGGCGAGCGTGTCACGACCGCAGAAACCAGCGCAAAACTCGACAAGACCCTGAGCGATATTCAGCAGGGCGGCGGAGGTCAGCCGATCGTAAATCTCTACGAAGACGCCAGTAAAGCTGGAACTGTAAGCAGTCGGCAGGAGGACGGGCAGAACTTCATCGACATATTCGTCAGCAACATCATGGGTGAAGGCAAGGCGCATAAGGCGCTTAGCCGTAAGTACGGCCTTCAAGGAGTAGGACGATGATCGAGTACCCGCGCGACTATCTCCCGCTCCCCCTGCGCGAAGGCTATGCGTTTCAAGCCGTTAGCCCTTTGCAACGCACGGAAATGCAGAGCGGTCGAGCCAGGCAGCGGCGCCGGTTTACATCGGTGCCGACTATGGCCTCGGTCGCGTGGATTCTCGATGACGTTCAGGCGCAGCTGTTCGAGGCGTGGTTTGAGGATGCGCTGAAGTCAGGCTCGGAGTGGTTCGATTGTCCACTGAAGACGCCAGAGGGTGGCATCCAGAACTACGCAGCGCGATTCACTGACATTTACCAAGGCCCGGCTCTCGTTGGCAAAAGCCACTGGCGTTTTACCGCTGAGCTTGAACTGCGCGAGCGGCCGATCCTGGCGCCTGGCTGGGGCAACTTCCCGGGCTTCATTGCGGGGTCAAGCATCTTTGACCTTGCCATGAATCGCGAATGGCCCGAATCGAAATACCAGACATTCATGGGCGCCTTTGACGAAGGCATCAATCAGGAGTGGCCAGAATGACCGTGCTCGAGCAAGTGTATGCCTCTGGCGGCGACACGATCATCAGCACGATTGAGCTGACGTGCGCCGCCTGGGCGGAACCGATCCTGCTGTGTCAGGGATTCGAGGATCAGTCAGTCATCGATGAGAACGGGCGGGCGTTGACGTTCCTCGCGTCGGGCATTGCGGTTTCGCTGCCGGCCAAGACGAACAGCGGCGCACAGAATCTCACGTTTGCGATCGACAACGTGACAGGGGAGGCGCAGCAGAAGATCGATACCGCGCTCGAAGCTGAGCAGACCGTTTCCCTGATCTTCCGCACCTACTTGGCCAGCGATCTGACAGCGCCGGCAGAGGCTCCGTACAGGATGAAAGTCCTCGGCGGGACTATCTCCGGCGCACAGGTACAGATCACGGCCGGCTACTTCGACCTGATCAACGTGGCCTGGCCGCGCGACCTCTACACCACCAACTTCGCCCCCGCCCTCAAGTACCTATGACCTGGATCGACCACTACCTGCGCGCGACCTACGAAGACGGCGCCCGCGGGCCGGATCGGTACGACTGCTGGGGGCTGGTCAGGGAGGTTCGACACGTTATCTACGGCAAGCGCCTGCTGCCTTCGTGGGGCGATGTCAGGAACACGCAGCCAGCCGAGTTCACCCGGGCGTACCGGGCAGAGGCAGCAACGATGGAGGAATGCGCACCGGAAGTTGGGGCGATCGCCGCCTGCTTCCGCGGCTCGCTGTGCCTGCATGTTGCCGTTGTGGTTGACCTCGGTGAGGGACTGCGAGTGCTGGAGATCCGCAACGCCAAAACAAGCGCCAGGCTGCTTCGCCTGACCGATTTCAAGCGCGAATACGCGCGCGTTATCTACTACCGGGACAAGTCATGATCGAGATTTATCCGAGCAAGTTGCCCGGCGCGCCTATCGAAACACACCGCACCGTGCAGCGAATGACGGTCGAGTCATGGCTGCGCGCGAATGTGCCGAGCTATGAGCAGCGCGAGGCGCCGCCGATCAGCGTCGAGATCAATGGCGCGCTGATCGATCCGGCCGAGTGGGATGCCGCAGAGCTCGCGCCGGATGACGCCGTCGCTATCCGCATCGAGCCGAAAGGTGCAGAGCTGGTCATCGCAGCCGTCACGCTGCAGGCGACGTTCAACTTCGTCACTGGCCTCTTCATGCCGAAGATGCCATCGCAGCCGAAGAACAACGCACGAACCGGCGACAAGCTGACGGAGGCCGCGGCTAAGGGCAACAAGGTCAAACTGAACTCGCCGATCCGCGAGATTGCCGGCCGCCGCAAGGTTTACCCGGACTACCTACTGCCTCCGCGCCGCTACTTCAAAGCAGGCGACCCTAAATCGCAGTGGGTTGAAATGCTGCTGTGCATCGGCAAGGGCAAGTACCAGATCAATGCGAGCGAGATTCAGGTAGGCGACACGCCGATCATTTCCCTCGGGGCTGATGCGGAGTACGCCATCTACCAGCCAGGCGCGAGCGTGGCAGCAGAGAAGGCGGCCGAGTGGTGGCATTCATCGACTGAGGTCGGATCGACCAGCAGCGGTACGGCTGGCCTTGAGCTGCGAGCGACCTACACCGTCGACCCGGTCGTGACGGCATCGAGCTACATCCTCAGCGGCGATACGATCACGATTCCATCCGGCGCAGGATCAATCCCTGATGGCTGGGCGGCCGGCATGATCGTTCGCATCGAGGCCGCTTACCCGTACACCGTGACGGACGGAGGGGCGGCGCGCGATATCATTGAGGGCGATTTTTCGCAGCTCGCTCCGTTCGTTGGCATGAACATCGAGATCATCGGCGACAACGCAGGGCTGTACAAGATCGAGACGTATACCCCGCCTGTCGCCCCTTCGACTACCGGCCAGATCACGCTCAGCTACGCCAATGGCGCAGCGGTGACGACCCTCAAGACTGGCTCGATAACAATGGGCATCGGCTATGCCGGCCTGCGCTACCGGCTCAAGGCTGCGGGCACGAACTCGATTGCGGTCGAGCGCCTGACTGATGCCGGCGCTACCGACACTGGATGGCCTGGATTCTTGCCGCTGACCAGTTCTTCGGTGTCCATCACACTGGATGCCAGTACGCAGGAGGGTGATTGGGCTGGACCGTTTGCGGCTTGCCCTGAAGGTGAAACCACGCAGTCGATGCAAGTCGACTTCATGTTCCCGGGAGGCCTGATTCATATCGGCTCGAAGGGGCAGCTGATTGACCGGTCCGTAACGGTAGAAATGCAGTACCGAGACATGGCTACTGCCGGCGCATGGACTTCAGTGAAGAAGACCTACACCGCCAAGACATTGGATCAGCTGGGGTTCACCGAAACTATCGCGCTAGGCTCGGCAATGCGGCCTGAGATGCGAGTCCGCCGCATCGGCGCTAAGGACACAAACCCGAACATCCAAGAAAACGTCCAGTGGTACGGCATGCGCGCGAAACTTCCGGCGCCGACCAGCTATCAGGGCGCGACGACGATTGCCGTTCGGGTACGCGGCGGGCATCGGCTTGCCTCGCAATCCGAGCAGTTGATCTCTGTCATCGCTACCCGCGTGCTGCCGATCCGCAATGGCGGTACATGGGACGTCGAGACGCCGACGCGCGATATCGCGCCGTGGGTGGCCTACGTGGCGCGTTCGATTGGCTACACGGATGACGATATCGACTTCGAGGAACTGGATCGTCTGGGCGAGATTTGGTCCGCGCGCGGAGACTACTTCGACGCGTCGATTGAGAGTTCTGGCACCGTCAAGGAATGGCTAAACGACGCGCTTGCCGCAGGATTTTCTGAGCTGACGCTTGATCGAGGCCTGATCCGGCCGGTGCGTGACGAGCCGCGGACAACCTTCGAGCACATGTACACGCCGCAGAACATGACCGAAGGGCTGTCTAGGCAGTTCAGCGCCGTCACGCCTGACGACTTCGACGGCGTTGATGTCGAGTACATCGACGGCATCACCTGGCAGAAGGAGACGGTCGAGTGCCGGATCGCTGGTGATGTTGGGCACCGAGTCGAGAAAGTCACGCTTGAGGGCGTCACGGATCGCACCCGCGCGTGGCGGTACGGGATGCGGCGCCGGATGATGCAGAAATATCGGCGCTGGTCGTACTCGTTTGCCACTGAAATGGACGCGCTGAACTCGCGCTACCTGTCGTACTGCGCACTGGCAGATGACGTGCCCGGCTACGGCCAGAGCGCACTGATGCTCAGCTATGACAGCGGGATCATCGAGTCGTCCGAGCCACTGGACTGGTCAGCAGGCGGTGCGCATGTTGTTGGCATTCGCCGGCCTGACGGCACGCTAGCCGGGCCGTATGCAGCGACGCGCATCGATGACTATCGGCTATCCGTAACAGGCGTGGACTTCGTGCCGGACACTAGCTGGTCGATCGAGCCGCCGCATCTGCTGTTCGGGCCGGTAACGCGCTGGAGCTATCCGGCGCTGATCACATCGATCAACCCCAGCGGCACAGATAGCGCGTCAGTCGAAGCGACCAACTACGACCCGCGCATCTACCAGTACGACAACGCAACACCCGCCTAAC